ATCCTGAGTTAGTTGGATAATCAAATTCTTTTTTAGTCGGCTCTACAATATGTGTTTATTTATATATAACATTCGTTCGTTAAGAAAGAGGGTTAAAAATAAAAATAGCTCTTCTAGCGTGAGTGCCGGAAGAACTGTAGGTAGCTGTTTATTCTTTATATCTTGTAAGATTCTTTCGCATCTGCTCTCTAGTTTGAGGATCTTCGGTTTTGTTGCCTTGGGGTCTATCAATGGATATGTTAGAACTGAAGAAAACCGACATTAGAATACTTACGATTCGATAGGTAGATGGAATGAACCATGCGGCTACTAATATCCAAGCCGTGAATAACCAGTCGGTTACAACAGATGATTCATCTCTCATAACGTGCATAGTGCATGAGAAAATTACAACTGCAAAACCAATAATAAATGTCTCTTGAAAATATAGTTTTAATGTTTTCTTTTCATTTGTCTCAAATATTGCTTTTACGATGGAACTGTCTCGGATACTAATCAGTATTCCAAGTAGAGCTCCTAGGAAACCAACAACTATAGAGCTAAAGGTGATTGAACCATCGAGTACTTTATCGAAGTACTTAACTTTACTATTAAACCCGAATTTGTACGCAACTGCTAAAATTATTAGAGCAAGCAAAAGTGGGTATAACCAGCCAAAATATTTAGCCACCCTTTCCATTGTTCGCCCCCCTTCAGGTTCATCTCAAGTACGAATTAATGTCCTTTTGTCTATTTGAACATTCCTCATTACCACTATATATGCTCCACATTTCCTCTGCAATCGCATAATGGCTCAAAGTTTCCCTTTTTTCCATACGGAATGTCCCAAAATCGTGGGCTTTATGCGCAAACAAGTCCAATAACTCAACCCTTGCATCGTCGCTATCTTTTTTTGCTATCTCTGCTTTCGAGAAGAATTGGGGATTTTCTTCAAGATCGTCAAGGGTATCATTAATAGTGCTGTTATCTAGCGACGAACTTTTTACGTTCCCTACGGTAATTATTACTTGAGCGTTTAATCCCCTATATTCATTGTAAGAAGATATGATCCCCTTTAGTGGGGATTTAAAATGCAATAGTTTTTTACTGTCGACATCCTTGATATCAGCAAACCTAATATTTATCTTTCTATATTCAGATGCTTTTCTAGCGATGGCAAATGCATTTGGAGGGCATATAGGTCTTAAATGAATTGTCTCGTCATCATTGTCCCATAGCAAATTCAAGTATTCCTCAATTCCCTCAGGGCCTAGACTAAATTTGTTTCGTTGCAACATCAACACATGGTTATTTTCATCATAGAGAGCGGATACCTCTTCGCCAATAAACTCGTCATCCTCAAGTTCAAGAGGTTCTACTGAGCTATCAACTCTGGCCTTAGAAGGTATATTTGTATCTCTTAACCTAACTAAGTGCAGAAAGTAAAACCCTAATTCTTGGTCCCAATACGCATCTTCAAGTCTTGCTTGCTCTTGACGATAGTTATAAGTTCTTCCTTCGAGGGACTTTTTTTTAGCCTTGTCCATCCATTGAACTACATCAAATAACCTATCTCGATCGTGCTTCGAATCATCTTTGGTTCGAAATACTACTTGGTAATACTCAAATCTCACTTTACGATACAATGTATCTTCCCCCCCTCACAAATATACAAACATGATAAGTTTAATATAATTTAGAAGTAATATCCAACATTTTCTTAGGAAGATACAATCAAATTTTCTTGACCAAATATAACTTGCTTAATTATTAGAGCAAATATGAATTAATCCATTCGTCAACTAAATTCATTCAATATTTTCGAGTTACTTTCCCCTTTGATCCGGACCGACGGCAGCCGGATTTTCCGAGTCCACATCCACACCCTTTGTCCGCGCTTCGATCACGGCCAGCACATGTGCATACTCCCAAGCGCTTAATGTTCTGTCCAGAACTTTCTGGCACCATTGCCAGTCGATTTTCCCTTCGTTATATGCCTTACCAAGAATGTTGTAAGCTTGTTTCCAGAACCAGTTCTCCGCTTTGATTGCCATATTATCTTCATCCTCCTCGGTTGGTAAAGTTTGAATTGATTCCAAGTATTCACCAGGATCAACATGAGAGCCATAACCGTAGCTCGGCGCGTCCTTGGCACGGACTTCATAATGAAGGTGCGATCCGGTGCTTCGGCCGGTCGTCCCCTGATTCCCGACGATATCGCCCTTGGATAGCGTCTGGCCCTTTGCCGCTGCCACCGAATCAAGGTGACAATAGCAATGGACATACCCGGCGTCATCCCGCAGCGCGACCACGTTTCCATAGCCACCGAATCCAGTACCCGCGACGCCTTCGCCTGCAAAAAGAACGACCCCGCCAACAAAGGCGGGGATCGGGTATTTGTGGTATTTCACCAAATCAATGCCGGTATGAAATACCTGGCTGCCGGTGAACGGATCGGACCGATATCCATACGGGCTTGTCACTTTCCAGCCATCGAAAACGCTCATATGCTCCGTTCCTCCCTATTGTTCCGGCTGGCCGGATGCGATCCGAAGTTGATTTGCGAGCCACTTCATGTACGTTTTGCCTTGCTCGTCTCCGGCTTCGTCGGCCTTCTTCCAAGATGGAGAAATCCATGTATCTATGATCGTATTTGCCACGCCCGCATCTAACTTCACTTCTTCTGCCTCCTTGTTTTGGCCAACCCATCTTTGATACAGCGCCTCGCGATCTTCCAGCCCGTTATACCCGCCGTTTACCCGACGAGTTACTTGCTTCACGGTCGCTTCGTTGTCTACCAGTTGATTCATCCCGGCGTTGGCCCACCAAAATCCCGCAGAAGTCCATGGGTATTTGGTAGCTACGTAATCGACACCCTGCATGACTGCGGCGTCGCCAATGTGGTTCGCAAATTTTTGGTAATTGGCCCGTCCGGTCAACTGGATATATCCAGCGCCTTTGTACCGGGGACCGTCACCCGGATTGACGTTGCCAAGATCAGACCTGCCCTCATATGCTGCTCCGCTGGCAAGTTCTTTTGTAAACATTCCCAAGCCTGACTCATGCCCGCACTGGCTCATGAAATGTGCTATCCTATCCGGCGTGTTGATGTCGTATTCACTTAGGGCGCTGTTCAAATCATCGATCACGGCAATGGCGTTTCTCCATCCAAAATTCGCAAGTTGTTCTGCCGATACCCATTGCTTACTCATTCCGCCTGCTCCTCTCTCTTCTGATGCTGCCGTACTCTTTCCATAGCCTCCTCGAAGGATTCCCCGTCCTGCGGAATCGGATTGCAGCCTGGCCGCGCAAGCTTCTGCATCATGAATTCGCCGATCGGCAGATTGTGGATGCCGGTTCCGCCGTCTACTTCATCACTTGTACCGGTATGATGGTCTTGGCAGAGGACCATCATATTTCGAATATCGTCGATCGATGTGATCGGCTGGGTTTTCAATAGACGCCCATAACCGTAGATGTCCCATTCCTCGCAAAACTCTTTCAACTTCCCAAAGTCTATGAGATTGGCAAACATATGATATATCCGGTGGTGCACCTGCGACTCCTCAGTAGAACCGCAGATGTAACAGCAAAAATGGCCGTCCTCTTTCAATCGATGTTTGGTCGCGCGGAACTCTGCAGACTCCTCGCGCTCAGCTTTTTCAGGCGCTACGGAAAAAGTCCGCAGCGTTCGTTTTTCAATGTGTATCGGTATCATTTCGTTTCCCCTTTCTCGTTGGCGGGCTAATAGATTTTTGTTGCATTTGAGCTGCGGCCGCAGCGACAAGAAACGAATTAGCAAAGGTAAGTGCATACACCCGCCAATCCGCTACGCTAGATCCAGTAGCAAACTGCGCGGCCAATAAAACCAAGAAAGCTACCATGACGGCGAATATATCCGTCGGGATCTGCCAAAAACGGTCTATCAAGCTCTTGGTATACTGAACGATGAAAAAAGTGAGCAAAGAAGCCCCTCCCATAGCGGAAAGGGCCTCCCATGTGAAAAATTGGCTTTCTTGCATTTCCTATGCGCCTCCCTTGAGCTTCCAGAGAAATGCTATAGCCGTAAAGAACAGCCCGACAGCGCTAAGGGTGATACCAATAAGCCACCGCTGGCCGGATCGAATTTCTTTCTGGTCCTCGTCGATTTTCTTGTCCGTCGAATCCAGGCGCTTTACAACCTCGTCCAGCCTATGATGCGCCGACTCGGCGCGCTGATCAGCTCTTTTTGCGATGTCGTCGGATTTGTCCAGCTTTTCAACAAGCCTGTTCACGTTGGCCGTAAGCTCGTTCGTTGCCCTTGTACTCGCCTCGTGGAGCGCTTCAAGCCTGCCTAGCCTTCCAGATATCTCATTGAGTGCTCGCACTTCTGTATCGCTCATTCTCTACCCCTCTCTGCCCTTTCTGGGCAATAAAATAGCCCCGATTGCTCGGAGGCTTATTTGAATCTCAAGAGATATTCTGAAAATTTTTGGCGCATTCTTTCGTGGCCAGCTTCACTCGGGTGGACGCCGTCTTTCGTCGTGCCTGCATCCCATTTACTCGCGTCTTTTGGGTGCTGGACGGCGGATGCAGTATCGATTGATCCAGTGAGCAGTCCCGGTGCCGGATTCGAGAGAAGCCAAGCGTTTGCTTGATCGCGATCCGCTCCCTTCGCAAACTTTGTGTTTACGGCGGCTTGGTTCTCAGTAGTCGCCCAGGCATCGGTTGAAGTGGTGCGCGGTGGTATTGTAAACTGATAAATCTCCTCGATACCGAAGTCCTTAAGAAGTTGCCATGTTGCTGTGATATCCGCTTTGAACTGATCAAATGATTTCCCCATGAGGTCATTCGTGCCATAGTGAACGAAAGCTCGACGTCCGTATTTCAAAAGGCCTACGCGGAACATTGCCTTTCCGTTAGCGCGGAAATCGTAGCTGCTTTCCCCGCCTTTTGCAACACGTATCCAAGGGAAGTCCGTTCCAAGGCCCGCAGCGATAAATCCCCGGTCTTGGGGAGTGTCTCCAGCACCTTGGCCGATGGAATCAGCAACTATGATGTTCCCGGGGACATTAGAAGGCCCTATAATCGCAATGGGATGGTATACAAATTGACCGTGTGTATCCGGTGTCCCGGAATCCACTATGTCTGCATTTTTCATCCCTTCACCGCGAGAGTTGTACGCGACAAGGCCGCGCGGGAATTTTCCCCCGTCCGGAATCAATATGCCAGTATACATGTAGAATCCAGTACCTTTTTTCCCATTCACACTCGCCATATCAGACATTTGTTTTGCTCCAGGGTCAAGCGCAAATGTTCTGCTACCGCTCATGGTATAGAGTGGGATTCGCTTTGTATTCCCAATCGGATATTCGATACTAGACCTTACTGAAATCGGGTTTGGCGTAGAGACATCTTGATCGTAGTAATTCCCGAAGACAACAGCGATTTCAGCCATATCCTCGGTAAATTCATGGTAGGTTCTGCTCGTTTGTACTGTGATAACAGGATCTTCCGGTTTGGTTGGATATAGCCCATTGCACAAGTGGCTCCCCCGTGTTGCTACGGCTTGAATCGAACGTGTTAGTACGTCACGAGGACTCGTTACCGGGTCTTCTGGATCAAATGTTTCGTACATCTCTCCAGGCGCAATCAGCTTTCCGTAAGCATCATAAACATAACTTCCTTTTTTATTAATCCTAAGCATAAACACACCTCATTAAAAAAATTAGCCCCGCTAGGAACGGGGCCAATCTATAACTACTTCACTACCGGCCTAAATGCCGGATCATCGGTAGTCTTAATTGCCATGATATTGTCGTATTCTTGTTGACTAATCCAGCCCTGCGCCAACGCTTTGTCCAAGTCGTCGATGTAATAATTTCGCGCGGCGTAACCTGCTACATCCGAATGATAGCTCTCCGGAATGCCTTTGCATCCATCCCGCGGCGTGAATCTCTCCTTTCCGAAAATATTGATATTGCGCGAGTACGTGGAAACGAGAAACGGTAAGTTTGCCATTATGATCTACACTCCTTTGGTCATCGAATATTCCATAAACGCCTGTAAATCGGCGCTAACGGCTGCTGCTTGTTCTTCCTGCTTTTTTAATTGCGCTGTTAACGCTGCGATCCTCTCTTCGGCTGTCGGTGATGCAGGCGGACGCGAAGCCCATTCCGTGTCAAGTTCCGTTTGGCTACGTTCGGCGAGCGCTCTTTTTTCGTATCGATAACGGGACTGGCCGCGCTCGTTGCGCAGTTGTATCGTAAAATGCCTACCGGCGTTTTCCTCTATGCAGATATCTGTGGGCTCCGGAGTTTCGAACGCGGACGAAAATCCGTGAATGATGAGGCCAGTCGCGTCGGTGCGTATGAAGTGCTTGTAAGCGTCCATGTAGGTGCACTCCTTTCGTTAAAGTTCGGCGTCCGCTGCAATCCAGCCGCCCGCATCAAGAGATTGAATGGTGATAGAACTTCCAACCGTCGCTCCGGAGGTGGGTGCAGAGATGCCTGTTTGGTATGGGGTCGTTTCGAAGAAATTCAATGTGGTATTAGCGCCCCCTGGGATGAAACGGAAACCGCCACCTTGTGTCATAGTCGGGATCACTCGCTTCGGTACCCGGAAAAACAACGCCGTTCTATAGCTTGTCGTGATATCGGCCACTGATGTCGGGAGGTTCAGACGTGTGCCGGGACCACCGTCGTATCGCTCATAATACCGTTGGCACAACGCCAGCTCATCTGCAAAATGTCTCGGCTGGAACGGAAGAGCTACGTCACCGGCGCAAAGCTGGACTTGGGCGATATCGATATTACCCGCGCCACCGAACGTCTCTGCAACCGAATCCCCGACACGTGCAGCGTTTCCTGCGCCCCACATAACGGAAAATTCAATCGCTAACTGGTCGTTATTGTCAGTTCCGAATGTTTTGCCGGTTAAAGAATTCGTTACCAATGTTACAGTGTATTTTGTCCAACTGGATGTCAACGTGAAGTTTTTTCCATTTAGAGTCTCTATTGCTGACGCGGCCCCACCTGACCCGTAGTACTGGTATCCGAACACGCCTATTTTTTTGTTCGCTACGGAACTTCTAGCGTAGAAGCTAACCGTAACTTTCTTGCCGGCGCCGCATAATAGGCGCGTTCCATTCTCAATAGTTTGTCTAAGACTGTATTCCGCAGCCGAGCCAAATCCCGTTCCGGCATCGCTTATCGATATTCGATAAAATTAGTTACCTCCGCTAACCTCTCCGGGTACTGATTGCTGTCGTGAATGCGAAATCGTGCTAGGTAATGTCCCGCCCGACGGGGTTGCTGAGACACGGTATCGGTCCGCGGTATATGCCCCGCTCGTCGGATTCGTAAACGAAACCCCACGCTGCCATACGTCAAAGTTCCCGTTGATAATCGCTTGTCGCGCCATATTGCTGAGCGGAATTAGCGCGTCGATGGCATCCCAGTTGCTGTTTATAACATCAATATCAGCCATTTCATTTTGAGCAGGTTTTTTCAGTCCTAATGATGTTGTAAGTCCCGGCAAAATCAAAACCTCCTTGTCTTCAACTTGCCCCAAGTGCCTAGTTTTACTTCCGCCCATGTCGTGCGTTTCACTTCTCCCCACGTTGTATAGGAGAATTCCCATTCCTTGCCTACATGAGCCCTTGTCGCCCCTTCAACAAACTCTTGAATTTGCTGAAATCCCGGAGGCTCTCCATAGGGACTTAGAATTCGGATTTTCATAATCGATTGCCCTGGAATATTCGCGATCTCCACTTCCAAGCCATAGGATCGAAGAGCATTTAAAAGGTCCTCTTTTGTGATCGGCCGCGCCTGCTCCCTCATTCTCGCTATGATACTCGAACGCCGAATATCAAGCGGTATCGACGGATCAGAAGGTATCCCATACTCATCCTCTCGCAGAGGAATTGTGTCGACCGCAGTAAGGACCCGGGATTCATTTTTGACCTGCTGCAGCAAGTCGTTCATCTGATCGAGAGTTTTTCCGATCCCCTCAAAAAGCTTCCTATTTCCGTGCAGTTTTGGATTCAGCCAACGATGCGGAAAAAAACTCATTAAAAACGACGAGAAATTCATAAGAATCACCTACTCAGGATATTGATATTGATCCCGGGACTGCCATTTCAACATTTCCTAAAGCACGGTTGGTCGCCGGGGCCGTCACACTGAAATCAACCAGCACTGGCTTCTGGCTTAGGTCTGTTTTATCAAAAGCATTCTTAGCCGTTGTAATGATGTCTACTACCCGGACAACACGATCTTTGTTCGCTGTCTTGGAAATATACGTACCGATCGCATCCTTCACAATAGAGGCGCCTGTGGTGACGTTATAACCAGCGGCCCAAGTACAGTTCGAAAGCGTTACGTTTATGGCAACAGATGTCGGTGCAATTACCTTAACTCCGCCATCTGCGATATCAGCCGGCGTTTTCATGTCGATATAACCTTGGCAAGTTCTGACCAAATCAGCCCCCGGAACTCCATTCGCACCGGTGATTACGATATCAACTGTGCCATTCCCTCTATTTCGAGGAAGGACCAGTGCAGAAACTACGCCTTCAACGCTCTCTGCCCAAATCTTATAGTCGGATGCCGTTCCACCACGACCGGGATTCCGTTTTCTTTCGAGAATCCGCGCTCTATAGGATTCACCGTCCTCTTGTTCTGCTCCAGCCGTGACTAGAACGGAATCTGTCACCGAATCAAAGCCTGCCTGCGCGACCAAGTTGATTGCTCCATTTGGAACAGTTCCGACCGACCCGGATTCCGTGCATTCGACCTTAACGTTGACTGAGGACTGGCCTAACAATATTTTGGCATCCTGCTTAGGGATTACCCGGAATTGCACCGGCGGATTAGTTCCGTATGGGGTTGTCGTAACAAGAAATAAGTCCGGCACGGAAGTATCCACGTTAACCGGACTTGATTTTCTAAGTGTAACCTGGTGAACTGCCTTCGTTGCTTGCTTACGATCGACACCGTATTCATAGCCAATCTCATCAAGCTTTGTTCCTTTTGCCCCCTTAACCGTGAATTGCTCGTAGACCAGTTTGAGGACCACGACAAACCCATAAATAGCCTCGCGCAACCCTATGAGAAGGTGCTTCACTGCCCATTGATTGGGCAAATCTGAAATTGTCTTACCTGGGCCAAGGAGGTTTTCAACAAGTTTTTGCGTAATCTCATCTTTCGACGGGAACTGAATCACACCTATATCACCTCCATCTTGAGACCAATCTCCCGCGGCATTTTTTCCCCTTGGAGAAGATACTTGGCAAATAGAATCTTTTTCCCGCTTGTTTCTTCCAATTCGATACGGCATTCAAGTACCTGTTCAATCCATCCATCCCCAACACGCAACAAAGTTGCTTTGGCCTCAGCTTCTGCCTTCTTCTTGTTTTCCTCATTGAAAGGTTTGGATAGATACATTTGCAGCCGACTACCATAATCAGCAAAAAAAACACTCTCACCCAAGTCTGTGATCAACTGGAGGTAAGCCTGCTGTTGAACGTTGTCTTCTCCGCTTACTATCGCAAGGTTATCTCCTTCCCAGACGAACTCTCCATTCAAAATCAAAAAATCAGCGCCAAAATTCATCATTCATCACCATCCAAGAGCCCCAATACAACATACTGTTCATCACCATGATCCCCACGCATAACCGCAGCAAGAACCTCTTGGTCCACTTTGTACGGCCAAACAGGGTCAGTCACTCGCAATACACGGCACCATCCTGACTCGGTCCCCCATGGCTCGATAATCAACTTTAAGCTTCGGCTACTCTCGTCTATAGCCGCAACCGTAGCGAATACGATCGGTGTTTGAGGAAGTGCGTCGTCCATCGATCTTCTTTGATTCGAAAAGAAATTCATCCGAACGTCCCTCCTTCTTCAAGTGGTAGATTGGTGAAGGTAACTTCGGATCGGATGCCTTCATCCTTTGATCCTGTTATCGAAACTTTAGGAACAAAATAGTTTCCGTTAAGTCCCTGACCGACACCTGATATTGCAATTTTCCGATCGTTTGATAGTTCCGGAAACCAATCGGTTGAAAACGATCCATAGACCTGATTTTTTGAAAGCTCAGCCAAAATTGCCCGAGCCTGTTGCTGACATTGGTCCCGTGTCCGATTTGGATAGTAGTACCGTAAGGTGTATTTATGTCCTGTGCTAGAACCTCGCATCGTGGCTTTTTCGATGATTCGACGACCGCCCTTCTTTTTACCAGGCGCCCAAGAAATCACCTCAACGGTCAAGTTCCTTGCAGCGTTGGGCGCCCGTTCGATTCGAAACGGCTCATCAATATTGAATCCCCATGAGAAAGGGATTGGCTCAAGATCAAACCCAGGGAGCTCACTGTTTGGACCAAAGAACCATTCCTTTCCTTTGATCCGTGTCGTAAACTCTTCTGCCTGAGCCAAATACAAAACAAAATCCCAATGCGAGACCTCACGTTTCATATTCACGTGGTCGTCCTTGGCGTACTGACCGATCAACTTTGAAGTCTCTTCTGGCACCACAGGCGTTAGTCCGTGCTGCGTCGCAATTTGTTTGAATGCTGTTGTACTGGTCAAGTTTTGCCACTTTGCCGTCTCCTTGAGGTCGAATGGTCGGGAAGCATAAGATCGACCACGGATCGATACTATTTCCCCTTGCTGCTTGGAGAAATCCCATGACGGATGATCCATCGGTCCCTCTATCAACAATGATAGCGGCCCCTCCCCTTCAAAGCCAGCTTCTATGGAGATGATTGCAGCACCCGTGACAAGGTCAGGAGATCTGTCTGGACCACTGAAAAGCACCTCATCTCTCGGCTGCTCAGATACCTCCCAAGGTAATGTGACATCGAATGTATCGACGGCGCCAAGGCCATTTAGATCTACAGAGAAACTAATCCAGTCATTCACCCGTCGGCCGTTGATGGTTATGTTTACGATCGGTTTTCCAGTCGGTCGGAACGGTCCCGACCGATTAATGAGGGGATCTCTAAACATTGATCTTCAACTCCATTCCCGGCAAAATCCAATTGGGCCCATCAGTCAAAACATCAAGGTTATCTTGATAGATTTTATCGACTAGATTCGCATTTTTCCCCTCTGTCTGCGTCCTCGCTATCTTCCACAACGTATCACCATCCTTCACGACATAGGTCTTCCCTTGTTGCACGGAAGAAGATTCGGCATACTGAACTGCGGCCTTATCTATGGAATCTACTAGCTGTGTGGCAGACTTCTGGCGTAGATCAACAACGTGAATTAGGGTGATTGTGAAAGGAATTCTTGTGTCGCTTTTGTAATCCGGATAGAATTCCTTGATTACGATCGGAAAGGAAAATTTGTCGCAAGAGAACTCAACCGGTTTACCCGCGGTTCTCATCAGGCCGAGAGTCATCATGCGATCATAAGCGTCCTCTCCGATGAACATACCACTCCATGTAATCGGGCGATATGACGGCCCCATGTCTTGAATTGAAACACTCCCCCCAGGAAAAGGTCGGATCGCTAACATCTGTTCACCGCCGCGATTTATGAAGTCAGGTTTCTCCCAATCCTTCAACTCGAAGTCACCGATAGCCACTCGCATAGATCAATACCCCCTTGCAAGGCCACGGGAGCCGATTGTCAGGTTTGCTCGCTGAGACTCAGCGTCAAGTCTACGCCTAACCATTGTATATAGGCGCTCTACAAAATCATCTGCACTTTCCCCCGGCTGTTGATGAACTTCCCCAACCAAAGGGCCCTGGATAATAACGCCTCCGCCGCCGGCTGGAGATGGCTTGCTGACACTAATATTGCTTCCTCCCCGCCCGGGACCTTGAACTTGAACCGCATCAAACAGCGATGTGGAAGCATTCTTCACGAGCCCTACCTGATCCATGATGCCGATCGCGACGCCTTGGGTAATGTTGTTGCCTTTCTCCTTCATTACGCGAGAAGGAGAATTAATGCCGGCTTTCTTCGTGAACGGATCTTTCACATACTCATCCCAGAGCTGTCCCATGGTAGTTTTGACATTCTCCCAAGAGTCTTTAATACCATTGACCAGTCCATCGACAATGTCCAAGCCCCATTGTTTCGCAGCTTCTTTCCAAGTGCTCGCAAGCTTCATAATGCCGTCCCATCCGTCGCTGAAGAGTCGCTTAATGTCGGACCATAGCTTCGAGCCCAACTCTTTCATGGCTTCCCATGCTCCGGACCAATCGCCTCGAAGAACTTTTAATCCTACCTTGATCATACCGGTGATAAAATCCCACCAGAAAGAAATGATGTTCTTTATGTTCGTCCAGGCGACTCCAACAACCTCAGAAACCGTTGTCCAGGTTAATTTCATCGTTGCCCAAATTACTTTCCCGGCAACTTCAATTCCGATCCAAATGTTTTTCAAATTGTATAGAACGACATCTCGAATGCCCGGCCACACGAATTTTATAAAATTCCAAATGGTAGTAAGGTTGCTCTTCGCACTTTGCCACCAGGAGCTTAAAACCCCTGCGACAATAAACTTGATGTCCGGCCAAACCTCATTCGTAAAAGCTGATATCTGGGACCACGCACTTTTCAACGTGTTCCATACTTCCCGGACGGGTCCGGATACAGACGTCCCAATACTCCCCCAAGCAGATGCAATGCCACTCTTCACCTTTTCCCAGATGCCCGAGGAATATCCAGGAATGCCCGACCATGTCGAGGTTATTGATCCCCATAAAGAAGAAAGACCGCTCATAACGCCGCCAAACATATCTTTTCCCCACTGTTTAGATGCGTCAACTGCGGTACCAAAGACGCGTGTTATTCCGGAAAGACCGTCGGTAAAGAGCTGCTTTACATTGGACCATAGCTTTGAAGTTGTTTCTTTCATAGCATCCCCGGCGCCTGCCCAATCCCCTTGTAACAGTTTCACGCCTACTTTTACAATTCCAGATATGAAGTCAACTGTAAGCTTGATGTAGTCCTGAATCAGCGTCCAGGCGACGATCGCTTCTTCCTTCACAACGGTCCAAACGAATTTGAGTGTGTACCAAATCGCCATTGCTGTCGTTTTCACTTCGAACCAGATAAACTTAATATGAATGGATACGATGGCGCTAATGTACGGCCACACGTCCGAAACAATGCTTTTTACTTGGGGCCATATCTCATTGAAAAACGACGCTATGGAGCTGAATCCGCCGATCACTGAGCTCTTTATTTCGCTCGCAGCGCCTGTGATATGGGGCTTTATTTTATCCCATACCGAAAGGGTCGCTGACTTCACAGAGTCCCATACGCTGCTTACATAAGGACTGATAGAGTCCCAATTCTTGTATATGAGGTATGCAGCCCCACCGATTGCTACTATAGCCGCAACAACCCCGCCACTTATAAGGGCGACGGTCCCAAGGCCAATGCTTGCTGCAGCCAAGGCCGTAGATAAGGCGCCAAATGCCGCCACCCCAACCGTTATCGCTCCCCCTATTGCAAGAAAAGCAGTTGCTCCTAATGCAACCGCCGTAACTATCTTGATGACCTGAGGATGCTCCTTTGCCCAAGGAATAACACCTTCAAGGATGCCTTTTACAGCAGACAGGCCGGCCTTAACAGGTTCAAGGAATGGATCGCCAAATACCCGCTTTACGACGCTCCACGTTTCCGCGAAGGATTCAGCAATGCTCTTGGTATTCTGCATCTGCATGTCTACCTGCTGGTACATGTCGAGTTGGTTGTTAACATTCCCTTTGATGTCAGAGTAAACCTGACTTTGGTTCGCTAATGCGAGCGCTGTGTTTTTCCCTTGCTCCAGAAATACCTTTGACATCATGTTTTGAAACTGGTCAGGTCTGAATTTTTTGGAAGTCTCCTGAAGGGTTTGGAAAAGGAAATCAGATCCCTTGATCTTTCCTGATTCATTGAAAAAGATGCTGGTGCCGTCACCCTTCAACCAACCGAGTTCGGCCATTGCTTCTTTCTGTTTCTTCGTATGAGGAATAAGCCGGTCCAAGAAGTCCTTCGTAAATGTACCGGCCGATCCTCCGTCTTTCGTATAGGTCCCTGTAGCAGCAACTAAGAGCGCCGTGTCCTCCGGTGTCATACCGAGAGTTCCTGCTACACCCGAAGCAGTCAACATGCCAGGAATGAGGCTCTTCATGTCCATTGTGGAAGCAGCCGCGGTCTTGGCGTAAAAGTTTACCGCTTCAAGGGTCCGGTCTCCATTCATGTTAAAGGCGGCCTTCTGCTTAGCAATGAAGTCACCAGAAGACTGAGGATCAATATCTCCCAGCTGTGCGGAGTACATCGCTGCCGTCAAGCCAGAGTAATTATATTTTCCTTTCGCGTCCTTCGTGCCTAGAATGAACTCCTTGTCGATACCACCTCTCAACATGCCGAGAGATGTTTCAGCCGCGGCTTTATCGCTGAATTTTGTTGCGATCCCCAACTTCTCAAAACCTAGCGTCAGGTCATCCAGAGTCTGCTTAATTTCTCCAGCTTTATTTTTGTCCAGCAGATCCTTTCCGAACGCCGCCATTTTTACATTGGTCATAACGTCCTCAAAATCCGCTGCCGCTTTGGTTGCGCCAATAACCGCATCGGTGACGGCATTAAATCCTAGGGCCCCGGCTATTCCAACGGTACCACCGACCCAGCCCATTGTTTTGAAACTCTCCATTTTCTTCTTGGCGTCGTCAGAGGCTTTTTCCATTAGTTTGAAATTCCCGATAATTCCCTTGATACCTGATGAAATATGATCTGCCAAAGAGATACTAATCGCTAAATCAAGAATCGAGCTCATTCGTATTTTCACCCCCTTAGGAAAAATAAAAAGAGACGCTCTTCTGAGTGCCTCCCTATCGCAAAAGCAGTATTATTTTTGTTTCAAACCACAGTCTTTTCTTTGTTCATCCCATACCTGACATTGCTCTTTTATACACATTGCAAACTTATTACTTCCTCTGTTCGATGGTAAAGTTTGAGTAAATAGAAACGGACATGCTTTGGCTGTTGGATATTCTTCGACCTTTTTAGAACCAAACATCGCTGATCCCTCCCACAACCAATTGTATATTTTCCAGTAAACTTCCTCAACCTGCAAATTCATAGATTTGCATTTTCAGGAAGCCCTCTGATTAGGAATCAGAGGACATTCGTTCATTCCACTCATTAGTTATAAGAATAGATGCAAGGACCTCGACTTCCTCAAACCCCAGTGATTCACTGAAAGAAATCCCCGCCCCGGATGCCAGCGCTAGTTCGATTCGTTGTCTGAACCATCGCTGTTCTGCAAGTTTTTTGCCGCTTCATCCAGCTTCTTTTGCGTTCCAACCGGCTGTGCTTTAGCCTCCAGTTCTGCCCATTCAGTATATGTGAAGTTGTCCATTAACTCATAGATTCCAGTCAAGTCTTCCGGCGTTTTAACTTTTTCACCTTCAATATACTCAATGGCCACAATGGTCGATACAGCTACTGTGGACATAATGCCACCTAGGTTTTGACCGCCTTCACCGATACTTGTTGATAGCAATCGGCGTTCAATAAAGTGATGCTGGCCTTTTTTCTCGCGCAACCCGACTTTCTTGCCCGTAGAAAGAGTAATTTCCATGATTTCGTCCTCCTATTGTTTCACGCGACGTGTCGCGTGCCAGTTCAAATTGTTAGTGATCGGTTTACTCCCGCCATCAGATGAACGTTTATATCCGTCGAACGTAACTTCCTCATACTTGTACTTACGAACGGTGCCATCCTTATAGGTTTCAGAGGTAAAAATAACAAATTTCAGCGTGCCACCAAATTGGTCTTGATATTGCTGCTTCAAGTCAACAATATCGTCGTATGCTGTGTTTGGAGATTGGCCTTCGATCGTTCCCTTCCAGCCACTTTGCAGCACTTGCCGATGCTCAGTATCTTCGCCGACAGGATGTTTCTTTTCCTCGCTGGTAATCTCCTCAACCGACCATTTCAAGATCTCAGGAGACTTTTGCAGGGCATTACCTCGCTCATCAGTGAAAGCAATAATTAACTTCTTTCCGAGCAATCCATCTTGTGCCATGGGTTACTTCACCTCCACGTTCGTTCCGCCTTGGAAGTTCAAAAGAATCCATTCTGCGGTGTTATAATGCTTGACCTTGATATTTTGAACGAATTGATCAATGGTAGTTGCCTTCGAATCAAACGTAATCGAATAAGAGTCGATTTTGCTCGTCTCCAGTGGATTGATCGGCTTGACCAGAGAATCGAAGAACGTCCGGATTCTCCGTTCAGCATCGTCTCTCATTTTCTTGGTCAGTGCCTTCCCTTGCCATGGCGCCGCCACTGCTTCGAGAGCTTTTTCAATCCAGCTATTCAGCCGGCGCTTGTTTACTTTTCGATTCTCGTCATCCCGGATCACATTTCCGTCAACATCGGTCAAGGCAAGGGTATAATCATTTGCCATACGCCAGGCCAAAGAACCGTCTCCAACGGCCGACGGTTTTAACTGGAAAGCCGCAATCTGATTCGTGTAAAGCGTTGTGTAATCGTCCAGGTCAATCCCTTGATCTGAACCGACAATCCAAGGACATTCAATTGCCAGTCCTGAGTCCTCGACATTTCCGATAGAATGAACGATCGCTGATAAGCATGCACCCGAGATCCATTGACCTCCAACTGATTTATACCGGCCATATACCATTTGCATGAAATCGGTGTCGAAGGTTTTCCGGTATGAGGTTGCTGCGCTGACTGTATTTGCCGTTCCCTGTCCGCAGTAAGTCATGCAGTTGTATTTCTCACCGAATACCCTCAATGCTGCATCAGCTGCAGCAGAAGAATAGTCGATATACGAGACATCGGAAACTACGTTTCCGACAAGTTCCAGAAGCTTAAGACCAGTCCTTGCACCTGTTCCCGTATCCACTGTTCCAATCCGATCGGCATCGGTCAGAGCTGCGCCGTTACTCCCCCCGGTAAGCTGTGTCTTTGCTTTTACCGCGGGGATGGCTTGGGCTCGCGTTGCTGCCGCAGATTTCAAGTCCGTGACGACGAAATGTTCACTTGCAGCATTTACGACCTTCTCCGCAAATCGAGCCTCTGCCGGATCCATGTTCAAGTTGTCGTACGTTTCCATTCCGCCGATATCTGACCCCAGTATTAACTTGAAAGTGCCGGCCGTAGTTCCGTCCTGAACCTCAACAGTAAAGATATTCGCATATATGCCCGGCCCAGCTTTCGGAATCACTCTCAATGTGTCTGCTGGCGTGGCTTGACGGTCTTTTAGGGTTATGGATGCCGTAGCATAGCCGGCACCAAGCACCCTCACGAATACCGCTTTTTTGACTCGTGCGCGGTCCAAATGATCCATGAGATAATTACCTTTTGCTGCTGCTGTGGTTACACCGAGAATCGGCGCTGCAATTTCAGCTAAACGTTTGCTCGGTGTTTCGTTAATCATTACATATTGATTAACAGGCCCTCGATCGAACTCACCAACAAATCCAAGTACAAAATCGCTCGTAGCCGTGTCATCTGACTGCGGCACAGCCAGCTCATTGATGTATAAACCCGGAGGGAAGCCGGCTAAAGATTTAGCTCCGCGAAGAATGGTCAACGGAAATCAACTCCTTTATTCAATTCTGAATTTGAATTTTGATATATCGATGGACTGCACTCTCTCTTCGGTGATGAGTTTCCCACGGCAACGATAGGTTGCATCACATTGGTACAGGTCCGGTTCTCCACGCGGCGGCATTGGTGGAGCTTCAAGAAATATTTGCATGGATTCGCCCCATTTGTCTCCCGGGATCGCGAGCTCGTTGTCAACCTCGACATAAGCCATGAACGCAGTAGAAAGCCGCTGCGCGATGCCCGGCTTTGCCCCAAAAAAGCAAACTTGAATCAGATAGTCAAATCGGCATGATTCAGTTCCTACCGTATATGTGCCGTCTCCGTTGTTAATCAGACCATGAGGTTCATACTCCCGCATCAGAGCCTTTTCAACAGTTCCGCTGACCTGAACAATATGTGCCGCCGGCAGACGCTTTTTGAAAAGCGTCGGATCAGGATCGCCATCAAGGACAGGAAAGTCATTGCCATGGACTTTCGCCATTGCAGCAGCCAATGCCTCATACGTGCAGACTAAAGGATCTCTCATGCTCAATACTTCCTCATCTCTTGAAGAAGTGCTTGCAGGATTTCTTTTCTTATTGCAGGTTTAGATTCTTCGAGAGCCGGACGAAGATAGGGGCGAGGTGGGATATTTTTTGCAGCATACCCAAATTCATGTTTCGCTGCATAAGCAGATGGGCTACCCTTGCCTGCCTTCTTACTTCCTGCTGCCACTCCGATGTAAGCCACTCCTCGGCTATCAAGCTCGCTAAAATCTGTTGTTATTGCCTGCCTCAAGTGACCAGTATCCACCAAAGGGGCGTCATCGTTTCCGCCAGCTCCCCATGATCCGTGTTTTTTTAAGTATGCTTTACCTGCGCGAGTTATTTTCCCACTGCCTGTCTTGGAAAGGTGTTTCCGCCTTACTGTCTCAGGCTTCAAATTTGCCCATGCTACGTATGGGCCAGATGCCCCTTGATAGGTGCCGAGCTTTTCTTTGGCTCGCCCCATAGCGATGACAGCACCTTTTTTAATTCCCCTCTTAATAGCGGAGTCTACAGCTCCAGGAACGGTTGCAAGCGTATTGATGAGGGTGACAAAGTCATTTATGCCGGCCATCACTTCACCGCCTTCGCAGTGACTTCTTTTATGATCAACAGCCCAGCAAGCGTAGCCGGGCTGACTAATGTGATATTGTACCTTTTTGCGTTGTAGAGCAGAATGCGTCCTTCCTGTACCTGTCGACGATCTGGTTCTGTTCCATCCTCGATAACGATGAACTCCAGCATCTCGTTGTGATTGTCACCGATACCCGTCGGGTTCTCAACGAGTCCATGGGATGTGACAACGATCCTGATAGTCTCCTTATGTGGATCCGGGTCATATTCGCCGGTATCAGAAATGTTCAATCGGGAAAGGTTTATTTGCTCTGGTGAAAGAAGCTCAGCGTCAACCTCATACCCTTTTGCACGTATCTGCTTTTGGAGTACTTTCCGGACCTTTAGGGCCAACTTCGCAGCATCCATTAGGTCACACCACCCACTGGTTTTTGAACAGCAGACAAGTAACTATTACGTCGCTTGTCTGCCAACTCATTGATCTGATCAAAGTTGTCGAATTTGATATCGAGACCTTTACCAAGCTTCAGTTCGCTGATTTCCGAACCTTCTCGCACTGCATCAGAAAAGAGTTTCCATGTGCAGAAATCGAGGACAAGAGAAAGGGCTCCTTCCGGCATGCTGGCTATGTCATGGTTTCCCAGGTAAACGAATGTCACGGAATACGACGATGCCGGCGAACTCTCCAGATACACGGTGTTATCTAGAACCTCGTAACCTTCCAGTCCCGTCACCCATGTTTGAAAATCGGCAGGCAATGTGTATTCCAGCACTTCCGGTTGGATATTCAGTATTCCCCGCCGGCGCCGCGGTCGGTATTGCGAATAATCAAATATGGCGCCCCGGACAAATCCCAGTAGCGCCTCATCATCATACCTATAAGGTTCTTCTTTATCCCCGATCTCCGCTCTCAGCGCTGTCAGCAGGGCCGTCTGGTCCATCCTCCGCAGCCCCTTTCTCCGGTTCCGGCGTGACTGGTTCAGGAACGTTGCCTTCGCTTTCTTTCGCCTTGATCCAGGCGGCGTAATTTTCAATACGTTGGGATTCGTTGGACCCCAAATCGATATTGAGACTTTGCAAGAATGATTTCTGCTCCGCAGCCTTTAATTCGGTGAACTGTTCCAAGGTAAGAGATTGGTTTAATGCGCCACTTTCCAGTTTTTCTTCTACTAACAGTACCGGATCATCTTCAAAATAGATATCACCCGGGCCAATAAAGAGCCCGGATGCTGGATGAAGGAATGCATGACCGTTATTTACTTTGAATCCCATCTTAGTTCACCTTCATTTCTTAAGAATTGTAGAACTTGATTGTGCGGTACGGCGGGTTGTATTGTTTGCCCGTTTCATCGATCACAAGCGGCGTAACAATGCCGGACTGTTGTGTAGCATAGTATTGCTTAGCCGAAGTAATTTGGCCCTTGTCTGCGTCAAAATATGGTTCGGGTCCTTCCATTTGAAGCGGAGAACCTACACCATAACGGGTAGCGTTAGTTTTACCAATCAGAATCCGACGGTCACCAGCTGCCCAAGGCGCATTAGTCTCCCCTAGTTGCAAACCGTTGCGCGTTGCGAACCACATATCACCTTTTAGGAAGCTTGTTCCTTCTGGAGATGCCCACTTGTAAAAAATGTCTGCATTCTTGATGTTGACCATGGCGTTTAGCGATCCAATTGCAAAATCTGGCATTACATAACGAGGCGCAGAGCCCATAAATGCCTTTGTAAGGTCGAACCTTTCAAGCAGTTGATTGAAATAACGAGCAGAATTATCCTTTAGGGATTCTGGAATCGTCAAATCAAAGAAGTTGACATTTGTCGCATAACTGTAGGAGATTGTTGGGCGGTTCGTGTTGTTGTCAACTCCAGCGGAAGCAGCAAAATAAACTTTTGCATTTTCAAAGTCAACGGCGTAATCACCATTGCTGATTTTTCCAGTATTCGGGTCCCATGTACCGCGTGTTAATGTGGCCGTCCCACGCTTGGTTACAATCTCATTCACTTTGTCCGATTGTCTTCGACCTGTAGTATCAAGCCACACCCGTTTTCGAGGGCGAACAACAGGGGGGATTTGTTTACCTATTGCGCCGGATGTTTTGCCACAAAGTAGACTTGCGATCCATGTTGCATTCGATGTGGCTGG